ATGTTATATTGTCTATTATCCGATACACTATACTCAAAAGGTAAACGTTCAAGTAGAGACTCAATCATTTTTGAGGTCTCTTTCTTCACTTGTGTGATACATACTAAATTTTTCTTATTACCACCTTTAGTTCCACTACAATGACCATCAGCAATAAAAATACCTAAAAAAGAAACCCAGTCTTCTATATCTATAGTAATATCACTATTTTTTAATGTGTAAGTTTTAGGTGATTCACCTACCCATTCTGCGGAATGTTTAATATAAGAATGAGATACTTTAGAATCTTTATTTTTTATTTTATCATATAATTCTTCACCAGTTAAGATATAAGGTTTATCATTTCTATCCCATAACACAACTTTATGTTTTTTAGTGATTTTCATATCTAAACTACTATTATTATAGATATGAATTAAATCATCGTCATATTGTTTTTTGATAGTATCTGTAACATTTTGTTCTTCAATGGTGTTGGTATCAACATTCATCGTTAAAATTTTATCACCAACCTTAACGTCCTCAATTTTAAACCATCCATCTGTGGTATAAATCTCAGTACCTGCAGGTACGCATTCACCTAACGCTCTTTTTTCTTTAATAAGTTTAAGGTAGTTTTCCGCCTCTCTTCTAAGTATCGCTTCAGGGTATACTCTTTCATTTCTGTTTTCTACCCCATATTTTTGCATAACCGCATAAACTATCAAAGGTTCCTCTATAATAGGTTCCCCTTTTGATAGTTTAGTCATTTCACTAATAAAGTGTGGATTATCTTTTGGAGAAATGTATCCTGAGTCATACTCTATAAGGATACCTTTTTTATTTATCTCATTCTTTTTTAATATTTCCATAATAATGATATACTTTAATTATAAATATATCACTATGATAAAAAATCACTTTTTAGATTTATGGAAAGTAAAAACGTTATTGTTTTCCAAACAATTATTCACGACATCATAAATAATACTTTTAGTACTATCTATAATTTTTGGTTTGTTTAATGGATAATGTTTTTTTTGATAGAGTGTTATTTCACAGGACATAAAACTTCTTTTTTCTACTGATAGTCCTGAAGTTCTCATATCTAAATCTACAATGTATTTGTTATTGTAGTATAAATCTTGATCGAGATTGTTGTTTAATTTTTGTTTTATTTTTTTTCTTAAATTACTTAAAAAATATTCGTAATTTAAAGTATCGTCTAATTCTTCTAATTCTCCCCACGCACATAGATTAATATATAGACTTTTTGATTCTTTGTTGTTAACTGTACCAATCTTAGTTTTATAGTTGTCTAATAAATCTAATTTGATTTCTTTTCCTAATTTCATTTCTCATTTCTTTCATAATTTGTTATTTTAAAGTTTGTATATAATAATACAAAAATATTCGTGAAATGTCAAATTTGGGTATAATAAAAAAACCCACTATAGTAGCGAACTTTAGTGGGTAATATTTGTCCGTAGACAATAACGGTCCTAATCCGTTTTTTTTTAAATAGATTCTTTTAAATCATAAAATTTAGAAATGTCAGTACTGAAAGTATCTAAATTGAATCCTGAGTTTAATAACTTATCTTTAACTTTAAGAAGTTTATCTTTAAGTTCTAAATCAGATGATTCATTTAATTTTGAATCAATTCCATCAATACATTCTCTTTTTAATTTATTATAGATGTTTTCTTTATCTTCATTTGTACCATTAAGTACTGTTTTGATAATTTCTTTTTCAGATTCTGTAATGTTAGAATACCTAGAATTAAATTTGTTTACTGCCAATTTTGTTAATACACTAGGTGGTAAATCTATACTCTCTGTAACAACTTCTTCTACCTCTTCTTTTTCTAACATAGGTTTAACAATATAGTTAATTGATTCATTAATCTTTTTAATATTAGAAGGTGTTTTTTCAGTATTAACTAAATAAGATACCTTATTATAAAATTCTTGATTTTCTTTTACGATCTGATTACCTTTAAGTAGTTTAAGGAAAAACTCATTACCTTTTACGATATGTCCTTCATTTAAACCTTTAAGAAGTTCAATATTCTCCCTAACAAATTCTTTCGCTTCAACAACGTCATCAAATTTACTATTCTGTAAATTACTATAAATTAAATATTGATCTTTTAATGTTTTATTCTCTTTGATTGTTTTTAAAAATTTAGAAAATAACTTTTTTCCTTTTTCGTCTTTTTTAATTACAGACTCAACAACTAAATTTTTAAAGGTATCTTTAATATTACCAAAATTCTCCATGTTCTTTTTTATAAATAAATATTCTGAATTTATAAAAAAGTTCTATTTTATTAAATTATCAATTTCTTTTGTCATATCACTAATTTTGGAATTTAGTGTTTCAGTATCTTTTTCTACCTCATCTAAGTTAAAAACCCTTTCATCCTTATCTAAACTTTCCATAAGTCTATTTAAGTAAATTCCCTGATATTTCTTAACTTTCTCTTCGTATCTTCTTCTATCTTGTTCTAATAAAAGATTATCTTTTTTCTTAACTGATTCTTCAGTAAATGCTGGTTCTGCTGCAGTTTCTTCACCTCCAGTGTCTGCACCGAATCCACCTAAGTAACCTCCAGTGTCTGCACCGAATCCACCTAAGTCTTCACCGCCTGTATCTCCACCTTCTTCACCACCCTCTGCGGATGGACCACCAGTTAATGTAGAGAAATCACCATATAATTTATCAACCCTATCGAATATACCTGTTTTCTTAATAATAGTTGCAGTTTGTTCCATTTCCGCTGCGGCAGCTTTTTCTAATCTCTGTTGTTCTAAATCAGTTCTAATTTCTTCTTCAGACATTCCTAATATTTCTTTCTTAGCTCTAGTCATTGACATTGAACCGAATCCATTACCCGCATCTGATACTGCGTCTTTGTAAAGTGTTACTTTTAACTGAGTTTGTTCAACCTTCAACATCTCCGCTTGTGTGGATGGGTTATTCAACGTTAAAGTAAAGTTTTCTAACTCATCTTCCAATCCTAAAATATATAAGTGAATAATTGCAATCTTATTTAATTCTTGCAACATTGCTTGTTGGATTCTATTAATTGTTCTAGCAAATCTAATATCTTGTAACGCCAAATTTTTACCCTCACCATTAGCCTCCTCAAAACCTAAGAATGGTTTAGGAACTCTAAGCGCGGTAAACAATTTTTTCTGTAGATATTGAATGTCGGCAATCTCAGATAGGTTAGTTGCGCCAGGTAAAGTATCTATTGGGGAAGGTGCGTTTGCATCTCTTACAGGAATAAAGTAATCTTGATCCTGCGCCATTTGGTTATATCTTGTATCTATCTGTCCTGTGTTCTGATCGATAACTGGACTTCTTTTGAAGTTATTTGCAATGTTGTTAACATAAGCAGGTACATCTTTCTCATCAATATTACCGACAAATATTTTAAATATCCTCCTCTCAGGTGCTCTTGTTACTCTATATATCAACATCGCATCTTCAGAAAGTAATAATTGTTTCCATATCCTTCTCGCCTTCTCCAACATAGAAGTCCCATAAGGTAATCTTCTATCATCACCCAATAATCTAAAGTGTGCAATTTGCCAAGCATTAAATTCGATATCTCTTTGTCCCCATATAAACTTAACAGGGTTAAATTTATCTGTTTCTGCATTCATTGAGTTTTCACCGAATCCTTCATTTTCTTTTCTACTAATTTCGATGTTAGGTAATTGTTTAACACCTGTAATTCCTTCTTCACTGTCGATATTAAGAAATAAAAAGTCATCACCATATTTACAAACATTTCTTGTCCACATAGGTAATGATGTATGTATATCTAATCTATTAAAAAATAAGTCATCAAGTATTCTTCTAACTCTTCTACTTTCAGAAAATATGTTAATAACTTTGTTATCTGAATTTAATGTTGTAGATTCTTCCATCATAATATCTAAAGCCGCTGCGATTTCAGGGAAAAACTCCATACCCTCAAAATCTGCGTAAGATGCCAATCTGGTTGTCTCATAATAAATGGAGTGTTGGTAGATTTCATTATCCACCTTTTGCCACATATTAGAAAGATATGCATCTTGTTGTCTTTTTAACTTCTCAAAGTCATACTCCTCTTTAGATTTAGTTTTAAGAAGTTCTTTATCGTTAATAGAATATCTTGATTTATTTTGTTGTTTTTTAACCTCTGGTCCAAATAAATCATTTAATTGTTGAAATACTGTTTTTCTTGCCATTTTTTCTTAAATATACTTTATTACTATTATAATAAATATATCGAAATTCTAAATACTATTTAATTCCGAATAACCAATTGTACTCACCATTATCATTATTACCATTATTTGGTTGTTTTGGGTTATACGTTGGTGTGTTGGTATAGAAAGGATTAACGTGTTGTTGATCACTAAACATCGGTTTTGTCTCTTTATTAGATACATTTACCCAACTCTCTAACATTGCCTTAGTCTGTTTCTCCACTTGTTCTAATTTTTTAAACGATGTTTGTACAATGAATATCGCCATAGCGTAAGCCATAATTATATCATCATGATAACCTTCCATATGATCGGGTCTACCATTTTTATAAACAAATGTTTTAAGTTCTGATATCATTCTTTGT